AGAAATGGCGTGACCAGACTTCACCCGATCCCTCGACCGCGCTGTCGCAAATCAAAAGCCAAGCCACGACCATGCTGAAGGGCGACGGCTACGGGGAATGGGAGAGGGACAAGGAGTCCGGGCTACCCGTCAAAGGCAAAGAGGAAGCGTGGATCAAAGCCAACGAGCGCTATTCCGCCGAAATGGACGCCTTGGACAAGTGGGCCGAAGCCAACCCGAAAGAGGCCGCGGACTCGACCAAGGTTTACGAGCAGTGGAACGCCATCCGCACGCGCTTTTACGAAACCGACCGTGCCGCTGGCAAAACGCCAAACCGCCCGGCCATCATTCAAATGCCCCGGGCGCAGGACGTTCTCCGGGAAGTCGAGCGCATGCGCTTGGACGGACAAGACCCAAGGTTCCGCCAACCCGACCAGACGAGCGCCCCGGAGCTTCCGCCCGGCGACGGCTCATGGAACGTATTGCCCAAGACCCGCGACCAGATCAGATCGAAAAGCACCGCGGCCAGCCGGCAAGTGTCGTTGGATTTCAACGATTGGCAAAACCCGCCGGCTGACATTGACGGCAACCGGCGCGTGGAGATCGTCATCCCCTACAACGCCACGACCGAGGAGCGTGCCGCGGCACAAACCTACGTTAATCGCATGACGCAATTTTTCCGCGACAAGGGAATAACGATCAATCCCGGCAAGGTGCTGTCGAAGACCGGAGGAGGAGAGCTTGTCAGCCGATTCCACACCGAACCGTTTTTTGCCAAGGACAGCAAGGCGTACGAAGCCGTCCGCGACAACCCGGACGATGTCGCCGCGATTTTGGAAGATACGTTGGGCCGCATTCCCAACGTCACATTCATTGCTCCGCACCGTCAGAAAGACCCGGGCGCGGTGAATGACGAAACCAACGAGCGCGATTTCGCCCTTGGCTACCTCATCCCCGCGCTGCAAAGGCGCAAGGGTAGAACTGACGTTGCACAACAATGACACCGCTTCTCAAGCCGCAACGCGGCTACACCGGCTCCGATTTTTCCTACGCTCTGTCGATTGACGATGAGCAAGCGGCCAGCGTGTACTCGTCGCTTTCGACCGAGCGAAGCGAACTGGCGCGGCAAGCCAAGCTGGACGTCCTAGAATCTTGGGCCAAGGACAAGATCGCCCGGGACGCCGAGCGCGAGGAGGCCGACTTCGACCGCATGTACAACGACCTTCCCGGGTGGTGGAAGGAAACCGGCGACGATGTGGTGGACGAGGAAGTCAAACTTCGCACGGCCAACCGCAAGTTTATTGCGTCGCAATTCGGCTCCACGCCCGAGGATCAAATGGATTTGTACCCCAGCTTCCGCGACCAGTGGACGCTGGCCAATTTCGGCAAGAAAGACCTCTCCGAGTCCGAGACGTTCAACATGATCCGCGACAGCATCAACGGTCGCAAACAGATCAACGAATCGATTGACATGATCACGGGCGACGTTGCCTTGGCCTTGTTTGACCAAGCCGACAAAGGCAAGCCGGTGGACGTTTCGTCCATAGTTAGCAAATGGAAAGAAGAAAACGCCGATTTGTTATCTAGCCTTCCAGACGGGTGGGAGCCGAATTTGTTAAAGTCCGCGGGCGAGTATTACGCCGACGCCGAAAAGCTCATGCGCGACAACGGCGACGTCATCCAGCGCCTCTACGCCCACATGGTCAAGGCCACGGGCCGCGAGGTGGAGGGCGCTCCCGAGAACGCCCCGGAGACGCAAGAGGACGTCATGGCCATGATCGACGAACTGGCCGCGCTACCGCAGGACGTCCGGGATCGCGCCAAGACGGCCATCCTCATGGCGGCAAAGCGCCAAGGCATGGAAGACAAGACCTTTGGCGAGATGGCCGGCGAAGCGTGGGTGCGTTCGCTTAACATGGTCAGAACGACCGGGCTGGTCGCACAGGAACTAGAAGCCCAGCAGCGTGTGGATATGCTCAAGGACGTCGCGCCGGTCTACGTCTTCCCCGGGGGCGTATTGGGCAAAGAGCCGACTATGGCCGGCATGCCCGGCGACATGCCACGCGCCGGCGTAAAGTTGTCGGCGGAAGAACGGGCCACGCGAAGGGCCGAAGCGGAGCATGAAGTTGCTCGTTTGAACGTCATCCGGGAGCTACGCGACTTTGCCGACAACCGTTTCGACCCGATCAAGGCCAACGCCAAAACCGGCGTGGGACAGTTTTTCCAAAACGTCGCTCTGCTTGGCCCGCAGTCCTTGGCTTACACGGCCATGGCCGCGGTTCCGGTCGCCGGCCCGGTGCTGACCGGAGCGGCTATCTTCTCCGAGGAATACAACCAGCTACGCAACGAAGGCTTTCAACCCGACCAAGCCAAGACGCTGGCCGCGGTGAGCGCCCCGATCCAGACCGCCGCGGAGGTGTTTGGAGCCAAGCTCATTTTTGGCCGCTACAAATGGTATCGGGACGTCATCCAAAAGATGGTCAACCCGGCCCGGTTTGCCCGCACCGCGCAAGGCACGGTGAGCTTCTTTGGCAAGGTTGTCGGTGAAAACGCCACCGAGGCGACGCAGGATTTGACCACGCCCATCGTGCAGGACTTGGCCTCCCGCTTGAGCGAGGACTACCCGGAGGTGGATTGGCAGGACACACTGTCCAAGTTTGCCGACAGCCGGCTGGAAGTGTTTGCCGCCACGCTCATGCCGATTATCGGCGGTCACACCGTGGACGTCTGGACAGACAACAAGCGGTTCAAGTCTTACGACATGCGCGACAAGCTCATGTATTCCCGGCTGGGATTTACGCAGGAAGAAAAGGCATACGTCGAAGACGCGACCACGCCCCGGGAGATGAGCCAACGCTACGCCGAGGTGGTGAAGAACATGCCCGCGGAGCGCGTCAACGCAACCAAAGAAAGCATCGCCGCGGAAGCCAAGGTTGCCGCCGACACGCAACTCGACCCGACCACGCCGACCATTGAAACCGCCCGGGCCGAGGACGGGCGCTTGGAATACATCATCCGGGACGAAACCGGCCAAGAGGTGTTCCGAACCTTCGACCAAGCCGGCGCGGAGGAAGCCTACATGCTGACCACGGCCAAATCGACCGCGGCAAAACTGCAAGCCGACCGCATCGCAACCAAGGATTTGGTGGAATGGTGGACTTCGCAGGACGAGAACAACGTCGCCCGAGAGGAAACCACGCGCACCGCGCAGCAGGAACTGGAAAGGCTGCAAGGTCTTGGCGACGCCGCCGGCATCGAAACCTTGCACCGGCGCATTTCGCAGCTACCGGCCAGCGCCACCGCGGGCATGGTTGGGCCGGGCATGGACTACAGCCAGTTGAACATCCTTGGCACCGCCACGCTGGAAACCGTTGCCGAGGGCGTCTTCCGAGGAGTCATCGCTCTCAACGAATCTTCGCGCCCGAAAGACGCGCTGGAAGAGATCAACCACGTTTTCGTTCGACGCGCCAAGGCGCAAGGCCGGGTGAACGACAACCAATTGCGCGAGTGGATCACCGCGACAGAGGCGGTCACCGGGGAAGCGTACGCGAAAGACACGTTCGATGACATTGTCGAAAGCATGGCTGTCATTGCTGAAGCCTACGCCGCGCAACGTATCGACCAGAATGCCGAGTCACAGCTACCAAGCAGCTTCGTAGATTATTTGAAGCGCCTTGTCCAAGTGCTGAAAGAAGTGCTGACCCGCGGCATGGCTCTGCGACAAGGCTTTGCGGACGGCACGCTGGGCAACGACTATGAGCAGTTTCTGGCCGAAAGTGTGGGGCTGGCTGAACAGACACAAGTTGACCGAGCTAGAACCAACACCGAACAGGCTGTCGGAGCGAACGAGAACTACAGCATTTCATTAAATCAGCCCGACGCCCGCGGATTCAACGAAACCGCGCTGCCAGACGGCACCGTCCGCTTCTTGGCTTTCCACGGCAGTGAAAAGTCGCTGGCCAACATTGAAGACAAGCCAATGTATGTCAGCAGCTTGTCGGATGGCGCTGGATACGGATCACCGAACCAAGTTGTGGTGCAAGGCCGGTTTTTGTCCGTAGACGAATTGCCGGCATTCGCTGCAAAATATGGCATCGCCATGGACGATTTGTTCCATGAAGAGGCGAGCATGGAACGGGATTTGCAGGAGGCGCTCCGCTCCGAAGGCTACGACGGCGCAATCTACTACGACCAAAGGCGTGACGATGGCGACGTTATGCCGGCGGCTTTGATCGTTAATTCCAAAGCTGTGTCGTTTGCTCCCAAGCAGGATTACTCCATCGGCGCATTAGGAAACAACGATCCGTATTTGCCGCTCAAGACATCGGGCGGGAAATACAAGGGAGCGCCAAAGTGGGTCAATGCCGCCAAGACACAAGCTGGTCGAGATGCTGCGTACAAGCGCCTCCGCGAAAGATTGTATGAGCTAGTGCGCGAGGGAGCGCCCGGGCGTTATTGGTACGAAGACAGCGGACGCGCCGTTCTCCGCATGTTCAACAACGACGTTGTCGAGGCCGAAAAGTTTATTGAACTTCTCGCCATTTACAGCCCGCAAGCAACGGTCGAAGTAAACACTTATTTTGCGCTACGCGCTTACATCCAGCGTGCAGTCAACGCGGCCAAAGAAGAATTTTCCGTCAAGACCGGCACGCAAGATGACAAAGCCAAAGCCGTTCTTTATGACAATGAGCCATGGGCCGGTCGCAAGACAGACAACTTTTACAAGAACATCATGTATGTTCTGCTCAAAGAACTTCCCGCGGAGGAAGTGGCCAAGCTCAAGCTCGACCCCGAAACGTATGCCGAAATTCAAAAGCCGGTCACGGTGGACATGTGGGTCTACCGGGCGTTTGGTTTTGACAGCGACGCTCTGACCGACGTTGCCGGCACCGGAGCGTTTGGCTTTTCCGAGCGAGAACTTAACCGCATTGCCGAGGAGATGAACGCCATGCTCCCGGAAGGCGAAGACCCGTATTTGCCTCATCAGATACAGGCCATGCTGTGGACGGCAATCAAAGCCCGGGCGGAAACCAAAGAAGTCAAAGACCTCACCGAAGCGCAATCGATGCGTGCCGGCGACATGAAGAAAGTGAAAAACGAACAAGGCAAATTGGTGCGAGTGTTTCTTGCCAAAAACTACATCAACAACGCATCGATAATGCGCGAAGCTGCCAAGTCGTTGATTAAAGCCGGTGAAGCGACAGAGACAAAAGATGCAGACGGGAAACTGGCTTACACATTTAGTACGCCAGAAGCACAGGCAAAGTTTGACAAAAAACGCACAAGCCTTGCCGAGCGAGAAGCTCAACGCTCTCACATGGCGCGTTGGACTAAAAATGCATTAGACCTTCCTTCTGAAAAACTCGACGTCAGCATGGCCGCGGGAGCTTTCGATAGATTCATCAACAGCGTCAGCATGCGGGCGCTGTGGGAATCTGTGCCTTCGACAAACACCGCGGAGGGCGCGGCGATTACCAAACTTTCCACCGCAGAGAAAGCCGCGTTTACCCGGCAAAGCCGCGACATCATCCTCGACGAAAATGGAAACGACATGCTTGCCTCCATGCTTGGCGTGCCGATCAACGTCAGCCAATTGCTGTCTGGAGGCTATGGAACAGGCGCGACGCCCAACGTAGTCACCGAACTTTTCCCGAACAAACCAAGCGGCACATACGACGATGACACCGTGCGGGCCTACGCTCGCGCCATTCAATACATCTACAGACAAGATGCCGTGCCGTGGATGCGCTACATCAAATTCGGGGCGCACAACGACAAAAGCTATTACGCGCAATCTCCAAAAGGAGCGAAACGCCGCTTTACTTCGCAAGCAGAGGCCGAGGCTTATGCAGCCGACAAGCCCGGGTATGTGGTCAAAGGCGACGCAGAAAACTTTGCGTTGAAGCTAGATTTTGGAGAACAACTGACGCCAGATTTTCTGGACAAACTTCAGCAAGGTTTAGTCAAACTGCATGAGTATCTGGGCTTTACGCAAGTTTCACCTACGGAGGTAATTATTGCCAATTTCCGGGATGCAGACACTGGCTTGCCGGCGTTGACAGATGAGGATTTTTATCAGAAGCTATCTACAGAATATGGCAGCCAAGCAGACATCCAAGAGCTTCACACCGTTGGAGAGTACGGCCCCGTCCACGATTGGGCCGCAGACCCCGAAGGTGGGACGATTCTGTCAGCCAGTTCCCGCTTCACACCCGATCTACTTCAGTGGCTTCGCGGTAGGCGGGAGGTATCCGACGCCTTCCAAAAAGAGTGGGCAGAAGGCCGGGGCGTAACCAATTACTCCATCGCGGCACAGCCCGAGATTGACCGCGTAGTCAACGCGCTAGGGACGCTCGACCGCGACCCGCTGGAGCGCATCAAAGTATACGAGAAGGCCCAGCAGAAATTTCTGCAAGTCATGGCCGACAACCGGGAGGCGCTTGCCACCATGAAAATGGAAGGCGCGACCGGGCGCGAAATTCGTCGCACCAAGATGCTGCAAGCCATGGGCGAGTTGGACGGGCTGCTCTCCGCGTTGCCCGCGGAAGTCCGGGCCAAGGTTGGCGGGTACACTACGCTGGCGACTATCGGACAAGGCGACGCGGCACTGGCCAAGTTTTTCATCAAGCGCATCGAAATGATCGACCGGGCGCTGGAGCGTTTCCTGCGCGACGAGTACAACGCCGCGGCTGTCGAGTTGTTCCGCCGGGCAAGGCCGCAGCGCGACGCCCCCGGGGAAAAGCCCAAGGGCAAGCTCGACCCGGACGTCCACGATCTTTTCAACACGCTCAAGGAAGCGACCGAATGGAGCGCCGAACAGGCCGCGGCCTACGCCACCAGCCAAATCGACCGCGCCGAGTCCGGGGAGCTAAACCCGTCCCAAGCCGCGCATGCCTTCCTTGTCGCCAACACGGTCGAATTGTTTGCCGATTGGGAGAATGCCGACTCGACGCAACGTGCCGCCGCGGTGAACGCCGGCAAGGAAATCTTCAACCGGGCGTACAAGGCCAACAAACAAAAGCTCATTGCACAGCGCCAGAAGCGAGCGTACGACCGCACCGACTTGTCCGACGATGCCGGCGTGTCCGCGGAAGATGAAGCCGCCCGGCAAACCCGGATGAAGAAAGACAACAGCTTGCCCAAGAAATGGGAGAACGTGTCTTTGAACCTCGTCAACTTTGGTCAACTGATGGGCTACATTTTCGGCCCGGACAGCAAGGTCGCGCAACAATTGACCGACCGGCAGCGCAAGGCCGACAACGCCAAGAGCGACGATATTGCCAAGCTCTCCGGGGAGTGGGATGCGTTCTTGGCCAAGATAGGCAAAAGCACCGCGGGCGGTCACATGCTGCTTTTCAACATGTCGCGCATGGACAAGCAGATCGACGGCATTCCCTACAGCCAGAATCAGCTTATGGCCATCACCATGATGTGGATGCAGCCGAAGGGCCGACAGCACATGGAAGGCTACATGGACAGCGACGGCCAGCCGGCGGGCAAGTGGCACTACAACCAAGACTTCGTCAACAAAGCCGAGCGCCAGCTATCCCCGGAGGCCAAGCAAATCCGCGACTATCTGCTCCGCAAATACGCGGAGGAATACGATTCGATCAACAAAGTTTACCGCAAGCTGTACAACATCAACCTTCCGCAGAATGCGTTTTATTCGCCTCTGGTTGTGGAGAGTATTCGCGCTTCGTCAAACGCGGGCGTTGATCCGGTGACCGGGGCCGTCTTTGCTCCGAACGCCAACTCGCCCGGGGCGCTTCGCTCCCGCGGTGGTGCCATTGCACAGCCTGTCTTCCGGGATGCCGTGCAGACCTACTTTGCCCACATGCTGCAAATGGCGCACTGGAAAGCCTACGCGGAATTCAATTCCGAAGTGGCCGGTGTGCTTGGCCACCGGGACACGCGCATGGTGGTCAAGGGCAAGGCCGGCGAACAGGCCGCGAGGGTCATGGGCAACTGGCTCGACTACTTCAACATGGGCGGCAACAAGGACGCCGCCAACCAGCTTGCCATCAATGAATTTCTGAATCGCATGACCGGCAACTTCGCCACCATGGCGCTATTCGGGCGCGTATCTACGTTGGCGCTACAGATTACCCAGCTTGGTGCGGCATCGGCCAAGATGCCCACCGGCGCGTATCTGCTCCGGTTTGGCAAACTGCTCTCCGGGCAACTGTCATGGAGGGCCGCGCTGGACAGCGACTACATCCAGCGACGCATCAAAGACATGCCGCCGGCTGTGGCGCTGGCCATGCAGGGCTTGCGTGCCGAGAAACCCAACATGATCCGCAACGCGGCCCGGGCGCTGGGGCAACTGATCAGCGGGTTTGACGGTCTGGCCACCGCCGGCACTTACGCCATGGTCTATGACTACCAGCTTTCCCAAGCCAACAAGAACGGGCTGGCCGGGCAGGAGGCCAAGGAATACGCCCGCGAGGCCACCGAGCGCATTGTGGATGAGATTGCCCAGCCGACGCGGGCCGGCACCCGGTCGATTTACGAACTGAACATGACGCACCCGATTGCCCGAGCGGCGTGGGCCTTCTCCAGCGAGTCGCGCAAAAACTTGGGGCTGGTGCTTGCCGCCAACAGCGGACGCGATTTGAGTAAAGCGCTGGTCTACGTTGTCCTGCTCAACGGTCTGGTGGGCGGTCTGATCCGCTCCGCGTTCCGCGACATCAAGGACGATGATGATGAGGAGCTTTTTGACGAGAAGCATTGGGGCTGGAACCGGCTTGCCGCTATGTTCATCAGCGACCCGTTCTACGGATTCCCGATCATTGGCGAGTCTGCTGAAAGCGCTGTCTACAATGCGCTGGGCGTGTACAAACCGTCTGGGCCTATGTTTGACCTTGCCCCGGGCGTTCCCGCGGCCAAGCGTCTGGCCTACGATTACCCGAGCGGGGAGAAGGAGCCAGAATTCCGCGACATCGTCCGGGACGTCAACCGCGTCTTGTCCACCGCCGGCTTGTTCAATTCACAAATCGCCGCGGCGGCAAGTTTGTCGAACCTAGTCAAAGACGTCTACGAAGGCGTCGAAGCCAACTTGCCGCAAGAATGAAAACGATTGCGCCACACATTGTTGGGCGGTTTAGTCAAACCTTTACGATGATCAGCGAGCATCACACTTTTGCCCCACTGTTGAAAGGAGTCACCGGAATGGTTGCTTCGTTTAGTGGCGTCTACATCAGCTACATGGCGCACATCGAAGCGTTCCTCCGGGTGACGGGCGTTGCGCTGGGATGCGCGTGCGGCGTGGCTTCGCTGATTTCCATCTACCGCAACATGCCGCCGCGCAAGAAAGGCCGACTGCCATGAGTGTCAAAATTCAAGATTGGAACCGTATTGCCAGCCAAGTGGTGCTGGTTGCACAAGGCCCGGACGGAAGGCCGGCGCTGCTTTCCGCGGACAAACCCGCCGGCGCGACCGCGGAGAAATTCACCACGACCAGCGGCAAGGTGACCAAGGTCGAATACTTTTCATCCTACGACCCGGCGACTGAAACCGGCACGCTTATCGCGACCAAGAACATTCGCTACACGGGCGAGGATGTGAAGGACATCTACTGGACATAGCATGGCGACTTTCGGCTACAACCCGATCACCGGGCAACTTGACCTCGTTGGTTCTGGTGGGGCGAGTTACATAAATGGCGTAGTGGCTGACCCTACAGCGTTGCCCGTTACCGTTGGGACGCCAGCACTCGACTCCGTATATTTAGCCAAGGCCGGTTCTGGCGTGTGGCTAATCAACCGCCGGCCCGCTGGGCTGTATTGCCGCACGGCGAACAATGGCGTGGCCGCGGACTGGACATACCTTGGCGCGTTTCCCGAAGTGAATGCAGACGGCAATTGGGAGTTGTACAACTCTGCCGACCCGTCCAAGGAATTGAAGTTTGATCTGTCTGGTATCACCACAGGCACCACCCGCACGATCACTGTTCCAGACAAAAACGTCACGCTGGATGACGCAAGCGACAGCCGCACCCCCACGGCGCACACCCACGTTTCAGCCGACATCACGGACGCAACAGACGCCGCAACAGCAAACACAATCGTGCGGCGCGATGGCGTGGGTGGCGCACTCTTTGCTGCCACGCTGGAAGCGGCGGACATTTTCGCATTGGGCCGCATCGACGCACCTGAATACTTCGAAAACGACGTTAGCCTTGCCTCCAAATACGCTGCAATTTCCCACGCTCACGCCGCCGCCGACATCACCAGCGGCACACTCGACATCGCCCGCATCCCTACGGGCACAAGCAGCACCACAGTTTGCGTCGGGGATGACTCGCGCATTACAGGAGCCATTCAATCGACAACAGTAGACGCCAAAGGCGACCTCCTCGTCGCCAGCGCGGACAACACCATCACGCGCCTGCCTGTCGGGACAAACAACTATGTTTTGACCGCCGACTCGGCAGAGGCGACAGGCGTCAAGTGGGCGGCGGCATCGGGCGGCGTCTCCAACGTCGATTCCACACTTGCCGACGTCATGTCCGTCTCTGGAAGCAACCTCGTTGCCGACGACGGCGGGCTGGTCGATTCGTCCAACCCTGCTCTCGTCTGGGACGATGCGGCGGGCAAGGCCGTGTGGGCCAACCCGCTCAAGCGCACTTCGGCGGGTGCGTTCTATGTCGGCGTTGCTCCGACCACTACGGCGCTTGGCACAAATGCCGTCAACATCCAGCCAGACCGCACCAATGCAACTTATGTCGCGGGCGGCAATAACACCGTGGCGATTGGAAAAGATTCTCGCACGGCTAACAACGACGGTGTCGCCATCGGCAATAACACCTTGGCGGGAGCAAACAGTGTTGCTATCGGCACAGGGGCGCAAACTTTCAGCAACCCATCGGGCGCAATCGCCATCGGCAGAAGCGCAAGTGCAAACGCGATTGCCTATCCGATTGCCATTGGCGGATTTTCTAATGCGTCCCAAGAAAGTGCTATTGCCATAGGAGCGAACTGCGATGCCACAGCAATTCGTGCGGTTGGAATAGGGCAAGGCGCAGACATCAGCTTAAGGGGCGGTTTTATGACTATTCCGTTTGGGTCTGTCTACTGGGGCGGACAGACCACCAACAACACGGCAACCATTTTGACTCTAGACGCAAGCGGCACGGCATCAGACCGCTTCACCATCGCCGCCAACACTGCGCTTGCCGTGGACATCCTGCTCGTTGCTCGCCGCTCCGACACGCAGGACAAGTGGCTCGTTGCCCGCCGCTTCCTCGGCATCCGCAGGGACGGCAGCAACAACACTTCGCTCATCGGCGCGGTGCAAGACTACGGCCTCGACCAAAGCGCAGGCTCACCGACATGGACGTTTGCACTGACGGCGGATACGACCAACCACGCACTTCAGTTGGAGGTCACTGGGGCCACCGAGACGGTTCAATGGCGGGCCACAGCATTTTACCGAGTCGCCTAAAGCTATGAACTCCGAAAAAATCTACAACGTCCTCCTCGACCAACCGCGAGCCATAGACGGCAAGACATGGCACGGCCTGTCCTACCAGCTAACCCGCGACGAAGACGGCAAGGTCGAGGTTTGCGAACACGGCTGGCCGACAAAGCTGACGCTTTGGGAAGCGGACGGCCCCGAACTGGACACGCTGGACGAGGCCACGGTGAAGCAGATGATCGAAGCGGCATTGTCTGTGGACGAGAGCTATGTGATCCCGCCGCCGCCGCCGCCGTTTGTGGAGACGTTCACCGCCGACCAATGGGTAGACGCGCAGGGCTTTGACGGCAAACGCCCGACCACCCTGCTCTACCTCAAGTTGCAACTCGACGCCGCAGGAAAGTCATCGCCCAAGCTCGCCGCAGTGCAGGCGTGGCTGGATGGGATGATTGTCGCGGGCGTGACCAGTCCGACCGAGCAGCGTAGTGACTGGAGTGCGGCTCCGTATGGATTCCAAGAGGCCAGCGTGGAGGCTTTGGCGGTGTTGCAGAGCTAATCGTTTGACCCATGGTTCTCGTCTCGGTTTAGTCAAACCCATGAAAACATTACTCGCAAAACTGATGGGTATCGGCGCGAGCATCTGGCAGTTTTACGCTCCGATCCTTCGTCAAATGTTTGTTGCCGGGGCCGGCTCGTTGTTGCCGATTGCCTTGGAGATTGTTCAGTCGCTGGCCGACACTCGTAAGACCGGCGCAATGAAGCGCGACACCGCCATTTTT